ATCCACATATCGTTGTTGATTTGCCGAACATTCGTTAAGGTCTGGTTTAAGATCTCGGTGGCTGCGATCTGAAGATCACCCACCACGTCAACTAAGGCTAGGTTATCGTATTCGTCATCCTCAGGGAATGGGCAGAAATCAATGTAGGGATCGTGACCATGCCAATATCTATTTCCAGTGTCGGTGTTGAGAATCGTGTCATCTCCCTGAATAGGCATATAAAAAACATCGCCATCGAGTGTGTGCATACACATCATGGGAACAAAAGCTGATCTGAAGGCGAACTCCTCTTTGGAGTCACTATCGTCAGCTCGCTCAACTTCATAGTCAAGGAGCTTATTGGTTACGCCAGATTTACGCAAGTCATTTATGAAACTCTTTTTCCAATATGGCTTGTCGCCATATTCTTCCAGATATTTATTCTCATCCAACATCTCGCCTACCCGTTGTTGAATCAACTCAATTTTCCACGGCTGGCTTTTGAGTTCTGGATTGTTTCGATCACCAATGAGTAACTTATTATAAGGAACAAACTTTGCATCAGCTCGGTTTAAGACATCCCTCATTACCTTTACTCTGGTTACATTCCCCTGATCGTCCTTCTCCTGAATCTCAATTGCTTTTTCATACTTCCAGCCAGTCTTTAGGTATCCACGCTTCTTGAGATATGCTGAGAAAAACATCCTGTAAAACAACGTGGTAGTCATCAGCTCGCCAATCTCCCAATTGATGAAGTCTTGGTTTGCTTGCCTACGCTCAATATCTTCGTGTCTACGAATATCAAGACGAAGGTTCGACATTGATGGATTTGATCTGGAGAGATAGTTGCGAACTAGGGGAAAAACATGAGGATCAGTGAGGGAATAGTCCCACTCGTAATTGTCATCGACGTTAAGGATGCCTTTGTACAGATTTACGTTTATCTCATTCTGATCAAAGGAAGCTTGAGATAGTTCTTTAGCTTTGTTGTATCGTCTGCGAAAGATGTCGGAAATTTTGCTTGATGCCATATTGTAATAGTAGGGCTAAATCACCCTCTTTGTGATTCTCGTGGTTCACTTATTGTCCTGATTGTTTGTATCCCAATGCATAAAGTCGTGTTTTTTGTCTCACATTCTCTAAAACCCACATAAACCTACGTCGACTAAGATTCAATGTCTTGGCAAAAGAAGCGTGATCAATGTTATATCCACTATCCCGAAGAAGTTGATATACAAAAACCAATTGCTCTCTTGGCTCAAGATTGCATAAAATCTGTACCACCAACTCCTCGTACATAATAGTGTTGCTTAATCTTTCTTGCTCCAAGCCATCATCTCCTAAGTCATAACTCACCCCACCATCGCCTATTGGATATTTTTCTTCGAGTTCGGAGAAGTTGACTGATTTGGGAATAAAGTTTATTAACCCACGAGCTAGTTTTAATCTTTTATTACCCATGATTCCTTTCTCTAAGAACTCCGTTGTGGATTTCGTAGGGAGCAGTAATTTGATTATGGACGGTCGTCTTTAATTCACTTGCTACTCTATTACGAGACTGTAGATTCTGGCGATAATAGAGCAGGGTATTGGCGTGTCCAAAGGTGTATCCCTTACACATAGCTCTAAGCCAAAAGTCCCAGTCCTCATAAATTGGAAGATCTCGAAACCCACCCAAACCCTCATAGACCCTTCGGTGCATCATTGAGGTGACAAGAACACTGGTGTTGGTATTTCCAAATAAATGTTTCGGCTTTAATACGGGTGGAGTCTCTTGCAATTTACTACGTTCAATAGCTCCAAAGAGTAAAATGTTGGTGTAGGCAATATCTTTATTAGCAATCACCTTGCCACACTGCTGAACGAAGTCGGGAGCTAATTTATCGTCTGCATCAACGAAAAGCAGCAATCTACCTCGTGACATTTTGACTCCAATATCCCGAGCTTTGGCTACTCCCACGTTTTTTGGCAGAATAATTGAGGTCGCAAGAGCGTGAGCACGAGGATCGGTAGAACAGTCGTCTACTAAAATCACTTCCAAAGGCTCAATGGTTTGTTCCCGAATAGAACCCATACACTCCATTAACTGTTCGGGTGTTTTATTAAAATTAGTAACGATGATAGATACGTCTGCTTTACTCACCTTCGGTTAGCTTTCCTGAGCAAGCTCAGTTACTTCCTCTCCTTTAACTTCGCCATACTTTCTCACAACAGCTTTTTTAATTGAGCGGAGTAATTCTTTCATAATCCTATTGTCAGCTCGAAGCTCTTGTATCTCAACTCCTTGAGCTTTAATCAATTCTGGTAGTTGGCGTAGAGCGTCGCCCTCTCTAATTCCTAAGTTCATGATGATCTCCTTTGAGCTATAGATTTACGCGAGGTCAGCCAGCTCCTAGCTTGATTCGCCCACGATGGTGGTGGTTCACTTTCTGTTGTAAACGCATCTACATTGACAAAGAAATATTCCATCATAGTTCTCGGGTGCGAAGTCCAGTCGTGAATTGGTTTTGCGATAGGAGTAGTCGCTTGAGAGTCCTCAGTACGCATTGGATAACGTGCTGATTTCACAGCCTCGAGGAAGTAATCATTTCGTGATCCCACATTCACCTCAATCCCCACCTGCAATCCAACCTTCGTTATCTCCCGACGAGTATAGAAATCATTTTTACCAGTTGATTGTACAAAGATTTTTGCCTTCTCTAATTCCTGACGAGTAGAAATACCAGTCTGAATGGATCTCTTTTCTACGTCTGGATCACCGAAATGGATGCCTTTGGGATATTGCTTGAAAGCCTCAATAGCTTTCAGGTCATCATCGGTATAGTTAAACTTTGAATCCATTGGCATATTAAACAATGGAGTGTAATACTGAATAACTTTATCCTCGTTGTGGTAGGAATCAACCAGTCTCCACTTAGCATTAGCTGGGTTCTTCTGCCAAAAGCCAACCGACACACCGTCCAGCCCAAAGTCCCACGAGAAGTAGGAAGGTGAATTGAGTAGAAGTGGAAACTCCCCGTAAGCAGCGTTCTCGATCTCTGGGTAAACTCGACCAGTCATCGAGAGTTCCCAGTTAATCATAATTTCTCGATTGAAGTCTTCTGTTGAGCGACGCTTACGCTGTTCTTCAAGCCACTTCTTATCTTTGCGTGGATCTAAGTTGTAGGGGAGGGTAATGAGTTTTATTTTTTCACCATCTTTACCGAAACGAAGTCTCTTAGCTTTAGATGGTTTAATACCAGCGGTGGTTAGAATAAGACGACAGTTGGTGGTGTCAGCAGTAGCTCCCCAGACAGCACCGTCGTTATCCCAGAAAGCAAACTCATCAAGAAGAATAACTGTACGCCGACTTCCCCGAGAAAAGTTAGGATTACTTGATTCACCTGCGATGACGTTACCACTTTCAGGATTAGACAAGGACATATAGTTGAAGTGCTTATCTGGATTGAAACCAACTGGCTTCATGTAGTCGGGAAGGCGAGAGATCATGTAATCAATCTTGCCGAATAGAGATTCTTCCTTATTGCCAGTCAATCCACCACGGCGGTTATCAACATAATCTTCTTTACGAGATCCTACGAGTGCGTTGAATGAGGGATGAAATAACCACATCCAGATCAAGCAGCCAAGTACAGTATATGTGGCTCCCATTTCTCGGCACTTCTCAATGAAAAGATCGTCGCCATCTGTAATGGATGTAATGATCGAGCGGATTAAGCGTTTCTGAAAATCAAAAGTCTTGAATCGAAGATGGAAGGGTTCTCTTTTTGGATCGTAGGTATAGAGAAATTGGTCAAAGAAAAATACTGGATCTTCCTGAGCCCGTTTCTTCATCTCTAGGAGAGTTGCTTCGAGCTCTTTTAACTGCTTAGGAGGCATCTTTGGAAGTGGCATCACATTCACTGTAGCATGGAATCAACTGTATGTGCAATCGCTACACCTAAATGAAGATTGCTTCGTAGTCAGAATCAATATTACTACTGGAAAAGTTAGAAAACCCAATCGAGTATGCCTTGAGTCTGGACGGCGGGAGAAGCGTCCACTCGTCAATCTTTTTTGCCAACACTTGAGGATCGACCTGGAAGTATTCAATCATCGCTCTGGCTCTAAACTCTCCTTTTTTAGTTGCTGGAACAAGCCATTCTTTTGGAAGCCACTTGTTATTGGGAGAGATGTCGGGCATAAGCACTGGCAGGGCTGACATCAACGCCTCATTGGTTGAAAGTGAAAGACCACCATAACGCCTAGGTAAGATAAGTGCATCGAAGTTAAAGTATAGGTCTGAGTTCTTTTCTACGTTGCCAATCTCAAATGTTACTCGAGGATCAGAACAGGCATACTCAGGTGGAAGTTTGTGCTGAGACTTAATCACTAGCTCAAAATCACTTTTAACAAAAGGAAGGGAAGCTAATAAATCCAGTGTTCCGTTACGATCTTGCCAAGCAAGTGTGCCAACAATATGTAGGAATCGGACTGGAGCTGTTCGTTGTGGGGAGTATTCCCTACTCACGTTTCTTTCTAGAGGTACACAAAATTCTTCTGGATCAATGGGTGGTGGGAGATAGTGGACTCGATCTTCCCCAAACCTCGCCTTCATTTCATCAACCATCCAGTGAGAGGGCATCAAGAAAAGATCAGGAACAGGAAGATGAGGAGAATCAAGATTTTCACAGAACTCGTAATTAGTTTGGCAGATAACTTTAATACCCAGACGTTGGCACGCCAAAACGAGGTAGAAGTTGTACGGATTTTCACAGGTGAATACATGGGTGAGTCCTTTGATAAATTGGAGAATCTCATAGTTTCGTGGAGGGAAAGATGTTGTGACTTGGGTTTTCTCAGGTGGATACCACTCGAGGTGGTGTTGTTTGTTTGGCGAGAAACCCCTTGAATCAATGAGTAATATTTTATCAGGTTTCAGTAGCTCTGCGAGTCTGCGAGTTTGTATTCCAAGTCCCCCAGAATTGGCGAAGCAAATCATCCCTAACTTAATAGATAAGGTTTTTGTCAAACTTTTCATCTCCCGCCCTTCCATCTAGGTGATAAGACCTTTTGATATTCCCCTGCGGATGATAGATCGTAAGCTTATGATCTTCCCACGGATTGGATTGGCAGATACCGTGCATCCTATCTTCGATAAAGGTATTACTTTCCTCAGAGAAAAAAGTATCCATGATGTTTCTATAGTAGTTGGTACTCGCTAGGTGAGGACGCTGACTCCACTGAGTTGTCTTTTGCAATTCATTCTCGGGTTCACCGATCATTAAGTGCCTATGTGGTTCAGGAACGAACGCCTCGAAGTGAAATCTCACCAGATTGGTTTCTCCATCCGTAATAGCCTTCTTTAATTTAGGGAAATCAATCGGACAGTCTGGGGTGAGTGGGGTATCAGCCTCAACATAGAGAAGATAGGGAACGGTGATTTGTTTTACTACCACCTTCATCATTCCTGATTGATGGGAGTGCTTATTAAATAGGACAGGCAGTACATCCTTGAACTCAAAGTTACACTTCCAGAGCAGTTGGCGAATAAACTCACGATAGGCATCAGTCATGTGAGCTTGTTCTTCTCGAACGCCGTCAATGGTAATAAAGATCGGGGCATCGGTGTGAACTCGAATTGTCCTGATCGTTTCTTCAATAATAGAAGTATCTGGGTGAGAGGGGATTGGTGAGACAGGAATAATCACCGCCATGTCGGTGGCTGGTAAACCAAGATCGGATCGGAGCTGTTCTTTGAACTGATGTTTTTTGTTTATCCACCATGCAAACACTTGGTTATTTAGGTCGGGACTTTGGACTACCTCTTTAATAAGACCAGGGACAAGCTCGTGATGAACGTATGTTGGGAAAGGGATTGAGCCAAAGAGTGCGTTCCAGTAATTATCGGAGGCTGACTTCAAGGGAGAGAGATTGTCAGCGATTGGAACACAGCCAGCTTCCAAAGCCTCGTACATTCTGAATGAATCAACGGCTACTGCTCCAGCAGGGGCAGGGGCAGCTTTGGCACGGGCTAAAAATGTTAGGTATTCTTTGCGATCTAACCCCTGAGAAAAACCACCAGTGGTTTGAAGATACCCACCCTTTAGGGTAGATAGTTCTAGTGCAAGTTTCTCACGGCGATAGTGATTGTTCTGACCAATGAACGTCCAGTCTAGGTCTTTATCTAGTAAACCAATCTCCTTGAGTGTTTGACGTGTATTGATTGCATACCCAAGCGGCCACATATACCCACCGTATCCGTACTGAGAGTAGACCTTCATATCGGGATGTTTCAACAACCCTACTTGGAACTTGTTTTCCTCATCAGAGGTAACAAAGACGCAAACTTTAGGGTACTTTGCTAGCCTGGCATTGATCTCAGGAATGACATCTGCTTGATATGCACCAGGGATAATCACCACTGTTCGATCACCGTCTGGAAGATCAGCCAAAACCTCATTAAGGAAGGTTTGATCCCAGTAAGAATTTCCTTCTAGCTCTTTTTTCACAGTGAGGTTCACAATTTTACACATATATCAATCCTTTTTTACCTACCCCGTATAATGCCCAAAAACGGCTTTTTATCTAAAAAAGCTATATAGCCTCGTAGTAAAAATGGATTTCGTGCTGGTAATCAAGCAACGTTTCTTTGTATCCGAGGTTTTTAATCCAACCTCGCAGGTCGCCTGAGTGTTGCTGGTAGTAGTTAGCCATAAATTCTGGATGCATACTTACCCATAGTTTTGGGTGGTAGAGAGTGAGGGTTTTTTCTGCACCCTTGAGTACCTGCCACTCAGAACCCTCAACATCCAAAGAAATAGCGGTAGGAATAACACCAGTATCGTCGATCCTCATCTGTGGAATCTCGCCTGGATCTGACAATTCTTTGAATCCGTGATCTCCGATGACTTCCCCGTCTGCTGACGGTGGAAATCCAATTGATAGACCATCATGATAATTGACTGTACTCTCAGAAGCAAAGCCACTGAAACAAAAGAGGGGAGTGGGTAGGTTGTTTGCCTCCCAGATAGCTTTAATGTTAGGCCAGACCTTATCGTTTGGTTCAAAGAGTGCAATCTTTACACCCCAGCTTGCAATCAATCCAGCGAAGTCTCCTTCTTCTGCGCCTACATAGAACAGAGTATCTTTATCGGTCAGGTGTTTACGCATTGAATCAAGACGTGCTTTTTCCCACCCACCATTTTTAATATCCCACTCAGGTCTACGAGCTCTATGCTCAGGAAGAATGATCTCAAACTCCCCGTTAATTGTAGTCTTTATCATGTTAACCATGGGTGTCTCCAAACATCACATCTAACATTTCTTGTGATCTGTTGGTATAGGTTTCGTTTTCCTTAACATGGGTAAAGCCCTCAAGTCTCATCCGTTCACGATCCTTTTCATGGTTGAGATAGAAGTCAATTTCTCTCTCTAAAGACTGGAGATCCATTGGGTTGTAGTGAGCTACGCCCTGGGTATCATGACCCTGCGTGTAGGGGTGGAGTAAGAAGCCGCCTCGACCACGAGTTTCATAGTAGCGATCAGATACATAAAAAGGACGACCGCCAAAGCAAGAATCACCAATGACGATCTTACTAGATGCCATAATGCGATTGAGATCAAGTCCTCTGACGGTTGGTCTTCCTGAACCTCCGTAGTGTGCAAATCTTTGACCATACGTCCTTTTTAAGAAGTCTACTAATTTTGGTCTGAAGGAATACTCGGGGTGGTAGTTATCCGAGCCGATGAAGACGATTTCTTCGAGGGTTTTGTCTGCTTTCTCGAGCACACATTCTCTACCCAATACCCCTGGCTTGAGAAAGAACCAGTTAAGGTTGTGGGCTGTGTAAAGATCGACCGCTTCTGGGGAGCCGTCTGCCATGAACTGGTACTCTGTAAACCAAGTAGCCTCAACTCCGATGTCGACAGCTCGTTCAAGCCACGCCCAACGATCGAGGTGGACTGAGGCTGTTTTGATTTTTTTTGCCTTGAGGCTAAGGAAGAACTCTTTAAGCCCAGGAATTTCCCAGTCATGTGTATGAGAG